GTTGAATAGGTTTGGTACAGTTAACCATCTATCTGTAGCAGCTCCTCCAAAATCTTGCCCTCCTAAATCACTTAGAAAACCACTTTGACCAAAACTTTCACTGGTATCTGGTAATGCAGCTCTTCTTAGGTATTTAATTATTCTTTCTATTGATCTTTGTTCTGCTCTATTTCTAGGAACTAATTTCCATTGGAAATTAAAATCTCTAAGTTGTATTCCACCGAATACTTGTTCTGTATATGGGTTAGCTATTTTACCATTGATGTTTTGTGTTACTGCATTTGGATCAGCACCCAATTTTTTTATCATACTTTTTATCAATGATACCTTACCAACTCTGGCAAATTGTTGGATACTATCTGTAATCGCTGCACTATCACCACCACCAATTTGTTGTGCAACTTCAGGAGCAAACCTTCCAAGTATTCCTATATCTTTTCCTTCCCACTTTGGGCCATCTTTATATTGGATATCATCTGGTACAGGAAGTAAAACTGTATCATCTATACTGGATCTATAAGACGTAAAACTTGATACTCTGTTACTACCAGTACCAGTAAATGTCAAACCAGTTCCACTACTACCTGATGCTCTTACAACAGATCTAGAATTAGATGCTCTTGATTGACCTCTTACTTTCTGTGCTGAAAATGTTTCTACATCTATTTGTAAATGATCATAAGCATTAACTAAATTATCAGGCCACATTTTCTGGCCTCTATCACTACTAGATCTATTATTAACTGCTCTTAACACCATTGGAGATAAATAATTTATTATATTCCTCTAAGTATTTATGAAGACTTTGAAAGGAAAATATATTCCTGTAAATATTGCCAAGTATAGAGGTGACTATCGGAATATTATTTATAGATCTTCATGGGAATTAAAGTTCATGAAGTACTGTGACATGAGTCCTAGTATCATGGAATGGGGCAGCGAAGAGATAGTTATACCTTACAGATCACCATTAGATGGTAGAGTTCATAGGTATTTCCCTGATTTTTATATTAAAGTTAGACAAAGTACTGGTAAGATTCAGAAGTATATTGTTGAAGTTAAACCAAAACGGCAAACAAAACAACCAAAGGTTCAACGAAAGATGACTAAGAAATATATCTATGAGGTGACTGAGTATGCAAAGAATCAATCCAAGTGGGAAGCAGCAAGACAATATTGTGATGATAGAAATTATAAATTCATGTTAATCACAGAGAAAGAGCTTAAAGTATGAGTATATTTTCAGAAATAAAAGAAGCAGCTGGTGACGAACCAAGATCTTACTCTTGGTATAGAGATAATGTCAGAATGTATTTTCAGAAGACAGATCTTTATACTGAGATGACTAACTTGGAAGAGAGTATGATTCCTGTTCCAGGCCAGTTGTATCTCTTTGAATATAAGGCAACTTATGCTCGCAAGTTAAAATATTATGATGAGTTTCCTTTAGTCTATGCATTAGGTACAGGAACAAAATTCTTAGGAGCTAACTTACATTACCTTAGACATACACGTAGGATGCAAACTGTTTTAAAATTAAAGGAAGGTATATTAGATATACCAAAGCAGTGTTATCATAATTATGTGTTAGAAGGTTTAGAAACTCCCCTATATAGAATAAATAGTGAGGACTATCTAACTTCTGTATTTCTCCCTGTAGAAAATTTTGTTACGAGAAGAAGAGGATTGTACCAACAGTATAGTAAATCAGCCGTCTGGGGAGAGACATCACAATGAGGATATCAGATTTAGAAATTCAGATGAGTAATCTGAAGGAGTTTAGGGCAAATATATGGAAGTATGGATACAGTGCTAACAATCTTTATGATGTAATCATAGAGATACCAGCTGGTGGTGCATTATATAGAGAGTTACAGGCTAATAATGTTGCAATTCCTGATAATTTTCTAAAAAATAATTTGAGATTATATACTGATGAAGCATCTATGCCAGGTATACAGATGTCTACTGGTGAGTATAGAGTAACTAATAGTCCTCAGTTGAAGTATGTATATGGATCAGTTTTTAGTGAGTTGAGTCTTTCATTTCTTATGGATGCTGAGAATATAATTAAAGGTATCTTTGATATATGGACTAACTGGATGTATGGATATAGTTCTGGAACATCTGGTTGGAGTGTTACCAATAGATTTAGAGCTAATTATAGAGATGATTATGCTGTTGATATTATTATAGTTAAGTATGAGAAACCAATATTTGGTAAGGGTGATACATTCTTTAAAGGTTCTAGACGGATGAAAAAAGAAGCAAAGAATACTATACTACCAGATTTAAAAGATTCAAGTCGTAGTAAGTTCTTCCAACCAGTTCCAGTACATGCAACTAGAATATTTAATGCTTTTCCTGCCAATGTAGCTTCAATACCATTAGCATATGGTGAGACATCTTTGAATAAATTCTCAGTTGGGTTTGAATATGAAAGTTATACTACTACTGCTATTAATGATGGTAAAATTCGAGGTGTTAAAGATAGTGTTAATGGAGGATTTGATTTAGATCTTGGAGATTTCTTTAATTTTCCTATTTTTGCCTGATAAATACCTTTAGTTATTATACGTCGTTATGCCTTTACCAAAGCTTGCTACGCCAACGTATGAGTTGGAAGTTCCTTCCACTGGAAAGAAAATAAAATACAGACCATTCCTTGTTAAAGAAGAAAAGATTCTTCTACTTGCTATGGAAACTGAAGATGAAACACAAATGGCAAATGCCGTTAAAGTTATCTTAGGTAATTGTATTCAGTCTCCAAGATTTAAAATAGATAGTCTTTCTTTATTTGATATTGAATATATCTTTTTAAATATCAGAGGTAAATCTGTTGGTGAATCTATAGAATTAAATGTGACATGTCCAGATGATGAAGAGACAGTTGTTAAAGTTGAAGTTGATATTGATGATATCAAGATTCAAAAAACAAAAGGTCATTCTAATATAGTTAAACTGACTGATACTGTTTCTGTAGTGATGAAGTATCCAAGTATGGATCTTTTTATTAAACAGAATTTAAAATCTGATACATCACAGGTCGATGATGTATTTGAAATTGCTTCGTTATGTATAGACCAAGTTATAGATGGTGAAGATGTATTTGAATCATCTAGTTTCTCTAAGAAAGAAGTGTTGGCTTTCCTAGAAGAAATGGATACACAACAGTTCCTTAAGGTTCAAGAATTTTTTGAAACTATGCCAAAACTTTCTCATACTATTAAGGTAACGAATCCAAAGACAAAGGTTAAAAGTGACGTAGTTATTGAGGGTCTACAAAGTTTTTTCGCTTAGCCCTATCCCATGAAAGTCTAGAGAACTATTATCGAGTTAACTTTAACTTGATGCAACACCATAAATATAGTTTGACTGAATTGGAAAATATGATTCCTTGGGAACGTGAAGTCTATCTACAGATGTTGATTGATTTCATTAAGGAAGAGAATGATCGTCAGAAACAACAAAACGTACAGTAAGTTATGGCAGTATTTTCAGGATCAGCAATTTTAGCAGGATTAGGTAAGGTAGTTGCTGGTGGCGCCAAAGCAGCTGCAGTTGAGGCTGGTCGTTCTGGCGTGGCACGTATGGTACGTGGTCGTAGGGGCAAAGTAAGAAAACGTAGAGATAGAATACAAGAAAAAATGTTTGGCGGTGGAGGCCAAGAAGGTGGAGGAGGTGGAGCTCTTGCTGTTAGACCATCGAGTGCTATAGTACCATTTAGATTAGCACCAACGAGTCAAGAAAGTGTAGGGCCAGCTCCTACTGGTGGAGGTATTTTAGGAATACTTGATGCAATTAGAGGAACACTATCACAAATATTAGAAGTAGAGAAACAACATAGAGATAATTTACAGCAGTCTATTTTAAATGCTGCTAAAGATAAGGAACAGTCACAGAGAACAGCAGAACAACAAGCACAAGAAGCAAAGAAACCTACAAGAAAAAGAGATCGTGTTGGTGGAGCGATAAAGAATCTTGCTGCAGGGCCTCTTGAATTGTTAATGGATTTTGTTAAACTTGGTATACTTAATTGGTTTGGTGATCCAAAGAACAAAGAAGCGGTACAAAATATAGTTAAGTTCTTTCAAGGAGTGG